ATCTCCGTTTCTTGAGGTGCGTTCTGTTGCCCCTTACTATTTAACCAATACTGTGTCCATGGTAAAGGATTATTTCTTGCAGATATATCATAGATAGGATCAAGACCTATAGATCTCATACGTCTATTGGCAGTGAACTCTACGTACTGTGAGAGTAACTTCTCATTCAGTCCTATCATACTACCATCCTTGAAGAGATACTCAGCCCATGCCTTCTCTTCATCGACGGCATCCTTATACATTTCTATTACGTTTTCCCGTTCTTCGTCAGCGATGACCACCATTTCTGGATCGTCACCTTCTTGCCAGTTTTTGATGATCTGTTGAGTAAGGACAAGATGTTGGCTTTCATCTCTGGCGATAAGAGAGATAATTTTAGCTGATCCTTCCATAATCTTGAGTTCACCAAATGCAAACGAGCAAGCGAAGGAGACATAGAACCTAATACCCTCAAGAATGTTGACGTTGACGATTGCTCTATAGAGTTTTCTTTTGAGTTCTTTTCTGTCATAAGTGCCGTTGGGGTGCCCTTCCGTGGCCATTCTCCAGAGGTTCCCGCTGTCATATTCGTGTGCATGGTTGATAAGATCATTATAGGCTGAAGTTACTGAGTCTGCACGACTTAATATCCTTTCATCCCCTAGTACAGTATCGAATACCTCACCTGGATCAGGGTATACGTTCTTTATAATGTATGTATAGGATCTACTATGGATCATCTCCATTAGCTGCCATACATTCATTGCTCCCTCCAATTCTGGAAGAGAGCAATAAGGCATGAAAGCCATACCAGGTGCACGACCCTGTACACTATCTAGCATAATTTGATACTTCAAATTGGAAGTATAGATATGCTTCTGCTCCTTTGTCAGTGTCTTATAATCTGCTCTATCTTTCTGAAGCGATACCTCTTCAGGTCTCCAGAAATATCCTAACTGTTGTTGTGTTAGTTTATCAAAGACTGGATACTTATATTCATCATACCTTTGGAGACCTAGTGGTTGTCCAAAGAACATGGGTTGCTTCTTAGTATCAACAGGGTTGGTATTGAATACCGTTACCCCCTTGAACTTTTCCTCATTGCTATACATTCTTAGATCGTGCAGGATTCACATGCTTCCTCATTGGAAGTTTCAATTTCATTTACTAAACTCTCTAAAGCAGATACCTTAGATTCTGGAACATCATCCTTCCATCCAATTGGATGTGCTGGTTCATCATCCTTCTTAGCATCATATGTATTCTGATAGTAAGAAGTCTTCCACCCATACTTGTATGTGGTGAGAAGATCTGTTGCCATTACTGACACAGGTACTTCATTATTAGGATAGTTCTCTGGATTATAACTCCAGTTGCCAGAAATTGCTTGGTCAAAGAACTTCTGTATAACTGCTGTAACTTTTATGTACCCATCATTATTCTTCATGTCCCACAGTAATGTGTAGGCATTCTTCAGAGTAGAGTACGAAGGTACGATCTGTTTGAGTGGTCCTTTCTTGGACTTCTTGACTGAGAGGTAGTCCCTTGGTGGTTCAATGCCATTAGTTGCGTTAGAGACCACGGATGAACTCTCGCTTGGCATCTGTGCAGATAGGGTGCTGTGCCGTAGACCATCCTCCAATATGGATGCTCGCAAAGCTTCCCAATCATAGTTAAGTTTGTTCGGTACAAGGTCATCAACATCTTTCTTATAAGTATCTATTGGTAATATTCCATCAGAATATTTTGTGTGCTGGAACCCTTCACAAGTACCTCTCTCTTTAGCCAAATTGTTAGATGACTTAAGAAGATTGTATTGGAATGCTTCAGTTAAATCATGTACTAATTGCCATGCCTCTTGTGAATCATATTGAACTTTATTCTTAGCAAGGTAATGTGCTAGTCCAATGTATCCTATACCTAATGATCTACGTGCTAGGGTACTACGCTCTGCAGCCTCCACAGGATACTGCATGTAATCAATTAGTTCTTCTAGTCCACGTACAGCAAGGTCACATAGTTCTTCCAACTCTTCAAGATGATTAACCTTACCTACATTAATAGCAGATAGAATACACAATGCTATCTCACCACCCTGATCATTAATATGATTGATAGGATCTGTAGGTAGAGTGATCTCTTGACATAGATTACTCATGTTAACCTTGTCTTTAAAAGATGAATGACTATTACAATGGTCGATGTTCATGATATACATACGACCTGTCTCTGCTCTCTCCTTTAAGAGTGCAAGGATTAATTCTTGAGCACTGATCTTAGTCTGAGGGATGCTTGTATCATTCTCATACTTTACGTATAGTTCATCAAAAGCATCTGTACCAAAACTATCATAAAGCCCTGGCACATCATGAGGAGAAAAAAGCGTGACCTGTTTGTTAGAGATAAACCTTTCATAAAATAATTTAGATATCTGAATTGAGTAGTCGAGTTTCCTTACTCGATTATCCTCAGTACCTTTGTTGTTCTTCAGTACAAGGATGTCTTCTATTTCTTGGTGCCAGATGGGGAAGTGGACAGTTGCTGATCCACCTCGGATGCCATTTTGAGTGCAACATCTGACAGTCGCTTCAAATTTCTTGAGAAACGGGACGACACCCGTGTGTTGAACTTCGCCGCCTCTGATTTTACTGTTGATTCCACGTATTCTACCTGCGTTGATGCCAATTCCCGCCCTTTGTGCAACGTAGTAACCAATAGCCATGTCACTGCTGAAAATGCTGTCAATCGTGTCATCAACATCAACGAGAACACAGGATGCAAACTGTCTAAGCGGGGTTCGCACTCCTGCCATGACTGGTGTTGGGATGTTGATTCTGTGCTTGCTGACTGCGTTGTAGTATCTTCTGACATAATCTAACCTCGTCTCCTGTGGATAATTCTGGAATAAAGTCACAGCAATCATCATATACATTTGCTGTGGGGTTTCATAATGTTCCCCAGTACTTCTATCCTGTACCAAATATTTATCTACTACCTGTCTCAATCCAGCATAGGTAAACAGGTAATCACGACCTTGATCTATCCAACTATCAATCTCCTGCCACTCCTCTGGAGTATATTTCTTAGCAATACCAGGATCATATACACCCTTCTTAATACATGCCTCTATATGTTTATTAAGAGGTGGTGTCTTTTCATAGTGTCCATGAACTGCCTTATGTAATCCAAACAACAATAGCCTAGCAGCAACAAACTGATAGTTAACATGATCTAAATCAATCAAATCAGATGCAGACTTAACCAGAATCTCTTGTACCTGACTAGTCTTTATGCCATCGAAGAACTGTAACCCACTGCTGATCTCTACCTGTGATGCAGAGACACCTGCCAGTCCATCACAAGCATGTTCTACCATCTTGTGAACTTTCTCTAAGTTGATGGGTTCTTCTACGCCATCTCTCTTAACTACTTTGATACCGTTGCTCATACCTTCCAATCTGATAGTTTTAATTTTGCTTTTAATCCGTGGTATACATTAGATTGTACCACATCTTTTACATTTATGCCAGCGTTTGACATATCATTGATGTCCTTTTGCTCAATACTACTTGGCCAGATCACTACTTTATCTCCGTGGTCAATTGACTGGGAGATTTTGTTGGTAATTTGTCTGCTCCTAGGTTCATTATCATAAACCCAAATATAATTGCGCCAGCCAAACGTCCGAATATCAACATCAGACCCAGCCATCGCAACGGAATTGTCCAAGAAGAGGGAATCAATCGGTCCTTCCACGATGTATATTGGTTCACTTTCATTAATCTTATCTAGTCCAAATAGTTTAGGTGCATCTTCCTCTATCATGACAGTAATGTATCTCATCTTAGGATTGGCTTCCATAGATCTACCCTGAAAACCTATAAGGTTTCCATCTCTGTCATTAAGTGGGATGATAATACGGTCTTCGTCATTAGAGGTGCTAGAGAATGTTTGCTTCTGTGTGTTCGTCCATTTTTTAAACTCTGGACAGTAGTATAACTGACTGATTTTATCCTCTGGTATTCCCCTCCCTAATGCGTAGACCTTCGCTGGATGTGATTTATTTAGACTGGACAGGGGTTCAAGGTTAACCTTTCGTTTCGGTTTGAAATCAGGTTTTGTAATAAACTTATTAAGGTCAGGTTTAGGTACATTTTTACCCGTAGTTCCCTCCTTATATCTCTCCATTACATACTCATCATAAACATGAGGAGCTTGATCCTTTAAGAAATTAGAAAAGGATCGTGTGATGCCACAGTTGTGACATTTAAACACATGATCCCCCTTAACCGCGAAGATATATCCTCTGGTCTTATTTCTATGCTTCTTTGAATCTCCACAGTAAGGACAACGGAATGTCCATACGCCAGGCTTAAGTCTTTTGTACTTCTGTAGCGATGCTGATGCCAAGTTCAGATACTTGGTATCGAGATAACTCATCCATTTGTCTTAGCGGTGGTATTACTGTAGCAGATTCTGCTGGCACTGTCAAGAGTGGACGGATTACTTTCTGTCCGACTGGACTAACGATGAAAGATATAATAGCAAGACCACCAAAAATAGACCACATTTTCTTCTCCATGACCTGAAGACGGTCATCAACTTTTCTGATATCTCTTTCACAACCCTTCTTTATCTCCTCTGCTTTACGATTTACTTCTCGGTGAACACTCTCTACTTTCTCAAAGAGTACTGCATCTATTCTGTCCTGCTTATCCAACTTCTCAGAATGAACTGCCAGAAGTTGGCTCATCTTTACAGAATTTTCCTGTAAAGAATCTACGATCTTTTCCAGACGTATTATAATTGCGTTGTTAACGTCTGTCACGTTTACTCTTTCTCTTATCCTGAGTATTTATTCTATTCATCTTTTCTTTAGAAATAACATGATCACATATTATACAGTACCGTGGGTACTTCAACTCATTAACAACACGATGAGGCATCCTACTATAAAAGAATATACTCTGTCCATTTCTAATATCTCTCCTCTGTTCTTTCTTAGGTGTTCCCAACCCAAGAAAACATTCCTCACCTTCATCTACTCTAACATCTAATCCTATTAAACCTCTGATAACCATCTCATCCTCACGTTCAGGGTCATCATCTACATGCCAATCAATACCACGACCAGAATATGTCACACTAATACCAACCCGTCTCTTCACACCAGCATCATATAAAAGCTTAGTTAATATAGGGAGATGAACTACGTTCTCCTTACAGAAACATAATCCTTTAGTAGATGTCATGGCAATGGTACTACCTACCATCTCTTCACTACCATACTTCCACTCACCCTCACTACCATAGTCCTCACCAAAGAGACCAGCAACTTCCCATCCCTGATATGCTATGTTCTTCTGTCCAAAGTATCCTGCATCATATCCCCATGACTTCCAAGAAAGTTTATCCTTATTCTCTAAGAACTCTTCCTGAATCAAATCAAATCTATCCAATACCTTATGAAGTCCTGGATTAATATCATCAATAGTCCAAAACTTAATCAAGGTTAGCCCACACCCCTGTAGATCTACAAGTAGAAACCAACTCAGGATAATCTTGGAACCGTACTACGGTGTCAAAGAGAACCACATATCTCCATCCATTAATCTGATTGATGACTGAGTGAATTGCATTAGGTTGGAATAGGCATACTGATTCATTCTTAATATCCCTTGTGTGCCATGTTTTCTTAGGTCTATCCCTTACCATAATATAACACCTCTTCCCTTCTTCTACGGGCACGTCCAGTCCAATGATGCCACGTAAAGTAATACCATCTGGGGGGTTTGGATCACCATCTCTATGTAATGGTATCTTTGCTTTAGGTTTCATACTAGCAATAGATGCTCTCCTAGTAATACCAACATCAATTAAAGTTTGAGCAAGAGTAGGAACCCAGTTAATATTCTGATGAGCATTCAAACCCTTCCAAGTAAACATACCAGCTTCAAACTGTTCTATCATACACAACTGCTCTTGCCTCTCTTCAATCTCACCAAAGAGAGGTGCAGCAACAGGATTATAAGCATTACCATCCCAATGTGCATCATCATACCAATTACCAAACTGTAACTGTTCTAGGTTAGCACGAAACTCCTTCTGAATAATATCAAAGTTCTTGTGTATCAAATCAAACTTAGGATGTAACTTATATACATCCACAAAACCCCAAATACTCACCAGAATAACCTCCACTTACCATCACACTTAAGACCATGACCTTGGAACGTAATCCTATAGTCACCCTTCTTAAAACTATCTCCTAAAATCATCTGATGCATAATCATACCATAGTAATAGAATGAATATCCTTCTATATGTGGAATGATAATTGGGATGTACTGCTCTAAGTCTCCACAATCATCATTAAATAATTTATACTTCCATGGATCCTCAATAGTATTACCTGCTTTTATTTCCTTAACATACTCTACGTTCTCATATCTACCTATAACATCTCGATAAATCATATACTTAATATCATTTGCCTTCCTCTTATGTTCTTCTGGAAGATCCCACAATGCAATAGCAGCACCATTATGAGGTACCTTAATGCTAAAGGTGTAACTTAACTGGTTCTTGAAATCAATATCCTTATACTTCTTTCTGAAATGATTCCTACCATACCACCACTGTCCATCATAATGAAGACAACGATGATGCTTTCTCTGATCAGGTGCTTGATCGAACTCATAGATATGAAACCCTGGAAGACCTAGACCATCCTCATACTCACAATCTCCTAATTCTTTCTGTAGTTCTATTATAAACTTATCATATAACCATCCGAGTTTCTTTCTAAGAACACGGTTATACATTTGATATAGTTTGTGATAGAACTTCCACCCTTTATCCCTAGCATCCATATAGAGAGTGGCACCAACAGTATAGTAATGAACATAATCTTCTATACCACTGTCTTCTCCTGCTATTTCTAATGCTGGATGCCAATTAGTCCTTGCTAACCACAACTTCCTCATCCCAAGGAGTTCTTGGAACACACGTTCATTCTCTTCTTCAGTAAGAACAGGTATCCTATTGAATCCTAAAAGTAAAGTCTCCATATCCCATCACATCTCACAGCATGTCCTTGCAAAGTAACTCTTCTATCACCAGGTGTGAGTTTATAACCTGGAACTATCTGATGTAGTACATGCCCAGTATGATAGCATGATTCTCCTACCGTGTAAGGCATAACCATTGGTTTAGTATCATATATGGGATCATACTTCATAGGTATTGATCCATTGTCCCAGAAGTCTTCACTGTCTCTAGGATCACCAACACCTTTAATAAATTCATCAGCAGTTGTAGTAACTCGTTCTAATGTATGTTGTAATGCTGGATTTGAATCATAAAACTCTGGACGATTCTTAAAGTCTACATCCTCAGCATGTGTCATAAAGTCTTTAAGGGTTGCATCCTTATCAGAGTTTGATTGAAAATTAAACTTAGCAATCATCTCTTTATCCATGTTCATCCAATCCCATACAAAAAGACCACCACCATTCGTAGGTAGTTCTAAAGGTAGAGTGAATGAGAATGGTTCTTCTAAGTCATACTCATCATAAGTCTTCCATATAGGCATGTGATCCCTATACTGAATGTCCACATGCAAGGATGCTAAAGGCTTAGTAAACCTCTCAGCACACTCAGGTGCAGAGACTTGACCTGGCTTATGTCCAAAGACATGGAACCCAGGGTATGCCAACTTGTCATCCAGTTCTACTGGATCACCAAGCAACTCTGAAAACTTCTCACAAAGAATATCATAGACCCATCCAAAGTGTTTCTTAAGTACAGGATTTAAAACTTCCCTGTGCTTATGGTACTTTCCAATACTAGTTACCCCTTCCATGTAAGTTACTGCACCGACAGTAAAAAAATCCATAGGGACAGGTGCCCTACGGATCCAAAGTTTTTCTAGTTTGTCTACACTTTGTACTACTTTCTTGGATTGTTCTTCAGTTAATATATCACAATATCCAAGTTTCATATTACATGGTCATGAAGGTAGTAAAGATCTCCTTGCTCTCTGGAAGCATGTCAACAAGTTTTTCTTTGTGCTCTTCTGATAATTGGTTGAACCTATCAACTATAACAGATGCTTGCTCTTGTGTCAACTCTAATTCTGTTTCGTCATAGAAGAAATAGGTTGTTGGATTAGCATTCTCACTATCAATCTGTTCACATAATGATTCTAAGTATACTATACCATCACCAAAATGTTTTAGATCAGTTACTTCCAAATCTTCATTCTTATTCTTTAACTGAGTTGCTAACTTCTTCTGACGTTCCTTACCTTTCTTAGCATAGTCAGATGCTTTAGCACGAGAGATCATCTCAATCTCTTTCTTACGATTAGATGCACGCTTCTCACGTTCTTGTTTCTTCTGAACCTTACGCTTCTGAGAAATAAATTTGTAGGCTTGTTTGGTGCCTTCGCCACCGCCACCACTCGAATTTGAGTTTTGATCTTCTAGTACTGTTTCCTCAGCCATTTTCTTTTTCCGTTTAGCGAGACGCTTAATAAGTTTACGAGCTTGTTTACTCCTACCATCTATGTAGGTGGGATCATTCCTTCTATGTTCCCATTGTTTACTTGCAGACTCCTGCTTCTTCCTCTTCTTAGTAGCTCTACGAGAGAACTTAAGAACAGGATCAAAACCCATTATAGCACCCTTACCTGTGGTAGCGGTGTTAATTGGTCCAGCGTTGGTAGGTGCTCCTCCTTCCATTATAGTTGCCTGAGTTCTTCTAGTATACAATCATTAACAGCAATCACCTTAAGACTTTCACTCTCATCCACTTGTGGATACTTATTTAAGAAAATCATGATTGCTTTAATATCTGACCAGTAATCTCTCTCCATCTTATAGAAGAGAAGTAACGGGGCAGCATCACCAAAGACATTATATATGATTATAATATGATTCAAAAGAAGACTGAGTTTTACCTCAGTTCCCTTATGATATTTCTTGAGGAGACGCTTTATATACTTAAAGCGTCTCATGTCCTCAAAGAAATCTTCCTTCGTTGCCGCTTGAGGGTTATCATAATGTTTAATAGCAAAGAGAACGTAGTTGTCCTCGTTCAGTTCATCAAATCTCATGCGTCATTACGTTCTGTCGTTAACGGTTAGTGTACCTGCAGTACTGTATGCTGTAGTACCACCGATGGAGTTGTTAACAACACATCTGTACTTGGCACCGTTGTCAGCAGCAGCAGTAAGTCCTGTAAGGGATCCTGTATTTGCTGATGTCTTACCTGCAAGGTTAGACCAGT